TGAGCGTGCGGTCGGGAACGGCAATGAGAAAGGCGCCCAGGCGCCTCCTCATAATCCAGCGGCAAATCAGGAGCGCTGCACGTTGGAATCCAGCCATGCCTGCACGCCCTGCAGCTCGGCCCCGACCTTCGCATTGAAGGTTCGCTCCACATCCCACGCAACGCCCCTCCCTTGGGCAAAGGCCGCGCGATACTTCTTTATCATGTTGCCCGGGTCGTTAGCCAGTTCCTGCATGAGCTGGGGTACACCCCAGATCGTCAGCTCGAAAGGTTCGCCGAACGCCTTCTGCAGAATATCCGGAAGGTCGTCGTAGCGGATGGTGTCACCTGCCAGATACACGATCTCGTTGCGGATCGCAGGTGTGTGGAACACGATGCGCGCTGTCATTGCGCCGATATCATCCGGCGTGGTCAAGGTGACAGCGTTGCTCGCCGAGCCCAGGGCGTTCACTTTATGCCCAATCAGGTCGACCACGCCGAAGTCGGGCTCGAAGAGGTAGCTGGTGAACATCCCAGTGGAGATGATCACCCAATCCATCGCAGTCTGCGAACGCAGATACTCGCGCACGTCCAGCTGGGCGTCGAACAGATCCTGGGGGCCACCGCGCCCAATGGCATCGAAATCGACACCGAACTGCCAAGGGAAGTAGCGGGGAATACCAGACTTCACCGCCGCACGCGCGACCTTCATTGGCGTATCGCGGCCTGCGGCATAGCCGGTGCATCCAATCACTGTGTCGAACTGCGCGAAGGTGGCCGCCAACGCTTCTACTGATTCAGTTACCAGATCGCCAGCAACGATATTCACCCCCAAGGCGCGGATTTCATCAACCACCCGCTGCTTCTCCGGCCGTTCTGAGTCGATCGACGTCGCCCGTAGCATCACACTGATCCGTGTGCCTGGATGACTTACGGCCAAACGTGCAAGGTTGCGGATGACAGGCATTCCAAGCTCGCCTGCGCCGAGCACCAGGATCGACCGAGAGGGGGTAGTGCTGATATGAGATGACATGGAAATCGCCTTGTGTGTGTACGATGGCGGCGATTCTGCTCGCCTAATGGCCCACACGTAAGAAGGCACATCGATGATACCGACCGCACCGTTCATGAGTCCGGAAGAACTCCTAAGGCACTCTCAAGCCATATGCGACGGGATGAGCGAGGACGAAGATGGACTGCGCCGGGAGGTTCTAGCGCACGCTGGTAGCCGCTGGTCCCTGGGTATCATCCATGCGCTTGGCGTGTATGGAACGCTGCGTCATGCCGAGGTCGCGCGACGGATGAAGGGGATCACCCAGCGCATGCTTACCCGCACCCTCCGGCAATTGGAACGTGACGGGTTGATCAGCCGGCAGGATTTCCGCGAAGTACCGCCACATGTGGAGTACAGCATCACAGCGCTGGGCAAGGACCTTCTTGTACTGATGATTCCCATGTGGACATGGGTAGTGGCTCATGCGGAGGAATTCCGCCAATGCCGGCAGAATTTTGATTCTTCAGACGGGAAATGAAGATATGGGCCAACAGCGGCGCAGGCAGGTAGCTTCACCCACTGGGGGGACGCTCCATCGCGTCATCACCGAGGTATTCGCGTCGGTCACATCCGACCCCAAGCGTTTGGCCTTGTGTGGGCTACAACATCGGGGCCTCACCGAAGGCACCGCAAGAACGCATGTGGTCAGGTCACCGAAGAGATGCGACAGCGATACGACCACGAACTGCCGGTGGTTCAACCGCCTCATAAGCCGCACGTGCTCGAGCGTGGAACCACTTAATTTTTCCGGAAATATGAAAAAGGCGCCGCAAGGGCGCCTAAGTCATTGATGCAATTGGTGGGCCGTGTAGGATTCGAACCTACGACCAAAAGATTAAAAGGCATCACGTTTACGCTTTGAAATCAGCGTCATTGGGCCTTCAATTTTTCCGGCGCCGCGTCGTGAAACGCCTGCCACGCATAGCGAGCGTGAGGCATTTTTCCGGTGATCGAGCGTCGGATCGCGCCTCAATCCTGGTCTACACGCTTGCTAGGGTGCATCAGACCCCGCGCCGTAGATCCCGCAGCGCTGCGCTCACTCGCGCCTTTTGCGGATCCCTCGCCCTGGGCTTCGTCGCCGCCGGCGGACGGATTGGCTCCAGCACTACCTTGACCCGCTCCAGCTCCGTCGTCCCGGCCTCGGCCAAGCGGCGGGCCTGTTGCTGCTGCTCGCGGGTCGGCGGCAGGCCGGGCATCGGCGGCGGCGGCTGGATCGGGGTGCTGTCCGTCAGCAGGGCGACGGCCTCACGCAGAGGCAGGTAGGGATAGAGCCTGGCGGCGCACCAGCGCTCGGCGTCAGCAGGGCAGTGAACACCCCTCGCAACAACACCCAGCAACTGCCGTTGCAGGTCCCCTGGCGCCGGGGCGGCATGAGCCGGGTACAAGCGGCAGCATGGGGGTGTGGGTAGACCCTCCCCCCTTTACAAGGCAATTTTCGATGTGCCCACGGCAACGGGGTAATTCAGGTAACCACCCTCGGAAACTGCCCGCAAATTCCTTATATTTCAGATAGATAGAATACTTTTCATAAGGTAATAATAGGGTAACCTTTGAGTAACCACGTCACCTTTCAAGAGGGTAACCAACGGGCCAAAAATAGTCGTTTCAAATCAATCACATAACCTTTCTCGGCTTTAGAAATTACCCAGAATTACCCCCTGAGGTAACCCCGAAAAGCCTTGCGGCAGTAGGACCATCGGCGTTCGCCGCCGCGTGGGTTACCCGATTACCCGGTTCCGATGGGCACATCGAGAAACGGCCAGTCGTTGAACCACGCCGTCAGGCGCCCTGGGAGCACCTACAGAGGGCCGTTCCGCGCAGGGTTCCGCAGGGCCGACCGAAGGCTGTAGACGCCCCGTGCAGCCATAGCGGGCGGGGCTTGGCCGGTTGTGCGGGGCATGCAGAAAAAACACCCCATGAAGTGCGCAGGCGTGGCGGGGAGACGAGTGCGCGCGCAGGCATCCCCACAGCGCCACCGTACCAATTTCATGACTTGCGTATGGTTGGCGTGAGGCATACTCGTCGCACTTCACAGGGGGCAGGGATGAACGAGGTGGATGTATGGGAGGTGTGGCCTGTCATCGGCCGGGCGTGGCAGTGGCTATGCACCAACTGGCTCGAACTGCTCAAGGCGTTGGCCGCGCCGATCATTGCCCTGGCGGCACTGCGTGTGTCCCGTCAGCAGGTCGAGATCAACGCGAGCAAGTTCCGCCTGGATCTCTACGACCGGCGGTCGGAGGTCTATGCAGCGGTGAAGACTCTGTTGGGAGAGTTCTGGGCAGACGCCACCGTCACACCGGAGGGCTTGGATCGGTTCCGCAAGGCGACCGTGCAGGCCGACTTCCTGTTCAACGATTCGATCAGCAGCTACATCGCGCGGATGGATCGGAAGGGGCAGCGACTCATATCGTCCACCGCCGCCCACTTTCGCGGCGCTGAGAACTCGCCCGGCCGGCCAACACCTCTGCAGGAAATGGACGACCTACAGAACTGGTTTGCGGCGCAAGGGCCCGAAGCCAAAGCCATGTTCAAGCCGTTCCTGAGATTGGAACAGCCTCGACCTCAAAGCTGGTGGCAACGCATTGCTCGTTCGCTCGGATTGCACCCAAGAAGAAGCCGCCCGTAGGCGGCTTCTGGCGTCACGTCGGATTGGTTACGGGCTGGGCAGTCGAGATCGCGCCACGTCGAAGTAGTGACCGGTCATCTCGATGCCGGTCCAGCTGTAACCCTCAAGATCCGCGGCCAGCAACGTCGTACCGGAACCGGCGAATGGATCGAGGATGCGCCCACCCTCCTCGCAGATCCGCACAAGCTGACGCATGAGGTCGGTCGGCTTGCCGGTCATGTGGTGCTTGTCGGCTTTGCGCACGGCCTCGCGGAAGACTCCCGGCAGCGTTGGCGCCGCCCGGCCCAGCGGCATCCCGCCCTTGCTTCCCCACACGACGTACTCCGCCTGGTTGGAGAATCGCCCGCGTTGCGGCCGCACGCCGCCCGTCTTGTCCCACACCGCCACACCGCGCCAGGTGAAGCCAGCGCACTGCAGCGCGTCGGTGGTCAGCGGCAGCTGCCGCCAGTCGGTGAACAGCAGCACCGGTGCGCCATCCCGCAAGACGCGATTGCACTGCGCCAACCACAGCTGCATCCATGCCAGGTGCGAGCGCTGGTCGCGTTCGTCGCTGGGGAAGTCAGCGTGCAGCTGCTGACCACCGCTCTGCATGTATTTCTCGTTCGGGCTGCGCTGGCGGGCAGAGGCATGCACCCCACCGCTGGCATACGGCGGGTCAGTGATGAGGGCGTCGAAGCTGTTGGCCGGCAGGGTCGGCAGGACGGTCAGGGCATCGCCGTGGATCAGTTCGTTCTTCATGGGTAGAGCCTTCTTCGTGGTGTCGCTCGCGGCGATCCGTGGAGAGGCTCTGGGCCTTCATATGGTTCATATCCCCACAACGGGGGCATTTCATCTGTAGGTCATAGTCGCCGGCGGCCCTGGCCAGCAGTCGGGCACAAGCGCCGCAGCGCAGGTTCTGGCGGCCGGTCATCATGCTGCCGCTCCCAGCTCGAAGGGGTTGAAGCGGATCACCTCATCGCCCAGCCATTCGTTGAGCGCGGTCAGCCGCGTCTGCAGGGGGGACAGTTCCATCGCAGTCCACACGGTCGCCGCCTCGCGGATCGAGCCGAACCCGCCGCTGTTCTGCGGCACGATGCCCAGTAGCTGGGGCGGTGTGCGTAGGGAGGCCAGCATGTCGTCACGGGTCACGCTCTTGATCCCGGTGAACTCGTCCTTCGCCGCAACCTCGCTGACGGGGATCAGCTTCAACCCGTCTTTGCTTCCGCCCGGCGAATGCAAAAACAGGTTGCGGAAGTTGCCCGGCCCGCGCGACTCCCGCAGTGCATTCCGGATGCCGTCCACATCGTCTTTCTCGGTCACCGAGTCGGTCAGGTACAGGATGAACCCGGCGTGCGAACCGTTGTTGTAATACTTCCGGCGAAACAGCGTCGCCGATTCGTTCAGCAGGGCCGACTGCACCGCCGGCATCCACTCAGGTAGCCCGTAAATCTCCTGGTCAACGTCTGCCTCGCGCAGCTGGAACACATCGCCGCGAGCAAACTCATGCTCGATCTGACCGGCGCGGATCTGGAAGAACTCGCCTGGCTCCACGCCTCGGCGGACGTATTTGGCCAGCGGCACTGCCAGGGAGTGATTGACACCGGACATAGAGCGGCGGCGCTCAACGTAGGCCATGCCGAAGGTGATGTAGTCCAACGCCAGCTGTGCGAACGCCTCACGGCTGAGCAGCTTGTGCGGGCGGAATGTACTGACCAGCATGTTCCGCTTGAACGTCAGCCCGCTGTGCAGATAGGGATTGGCCCGCGTGGTGCGGGACAGCCCATGCAGATCCACGGGCGGCTCGAAGTAGCGCCCGTTGCGCCAGCATTCGAGATAGTCGAGGATGCCGCGCGAGTCCAGCACCGGCGTAGGGTCGCCAAAGGTGAACGCCTCGACGCCGGCAGGCGCGGTCGCGGTAGCGCCCTGGTCAGGGTCAGTCATCAGAAAATCTCCATGGAGCCGCGCGCAGCGGCGCCGCCTTCCAGCGGTTCGTTCTGCAGTGCGTGCATGAGTGCCCACGCCAGATCGGCGTGGCCTGTGGTGCGCGAGCGCCCGGCCGTGTAGGTGACCTGGCGCCCGCTCGGGGTAATGGTCTTCTGGATCGCCAGCAGCGACTGCGTGACGTCCGTCCAGCCTGCGTCGTACTCCAGACGCTCATTTTTGATGACATCGAACGCCTTCAAAACCAGACGGGTTTTCACCTCGGGCGAGTAGTTGAAGATCGTCACGCCGGGGAAGAACTGGCGCACCAACTGCGCCACGCCGGTGCCCATGCCGGTTGCGTCGATGCCGATGTAGGTCACCCAATACCGCTTTGTGACCTGCTGGATGAAAGCAGCCTGCGCCGCAAAATCCATGCCCTTGAACTGATGGCGTTCCAGCACCCGGAACTTACCGCCGGGCACCTGCGGCGGCGCCACAATGACGATGCCCGCGCTGTCGCCTGTCTCGGCCGGGTCATACCCGATCCACACCGCGCGGTCGCCGTAGGGGCGAATGGCCAGAGGCTTGAAGTCGTCGGCCCACTCCACCCAGCTATCGACCTGGCACGGCTGCAGCATGGTGAGCGGGAAGATGCTGGCGCTGTCGTCCACGAACTCGCACATCAGCAGGTTGGCGAATTCCTCTGCGCTGTAGTCGCGGCGCAGCTCCTCGATATCGAACAGGTCGCAGCCTCGGCCTGCCGCATCCAGAACGGTCACGATCTGGCGCCACATGGCGTCTTCACACCGGCGTCCGCCCATCAGCCGCGCGTGGCTCACATCCATCTGGATCTGCTGGGAAACCGGGCGCCCCTTGTTGAAGCGGTCGCCGGTCCAGAAATCGAAGGCTTCGTGCGCCATGGTCGATGGCGTGCTGAAGTAGGTCTTGCGCCACTTCTTGTGCATCGCCATGCCGCTGGCGACCTTGTTCAGCTGGTTAAAGCCGTGGGTCCAGAAGAACTCGTCGAAGTAGAAATTGCCGTGGTAGCCCTGCGCGGTGCGGGCGTTCGTCCCGAGGAAGAACAGTTCCGCGCCGTTGGCCAGGGTGATCGGATCGCCGGTCAGATCGCGGTCCAGCACCTCACGTACAAAGCCGCGCATGTAGCCCAAGAAGATATGGGCCTGGCTCTTTGAAGCACTGAGGAAAATCTGATTGCGGCCCGTGGTCAGCGCATCGATCAGCGCCTCGCGCGCAAAGTAGTAGGTGGCGCCGATCTGGCGGGATTTCAGGATCACCCGCGTGCGTTCGTTGCCAGCCCGATACCAATCGCGCTGGTAGTCGAAACAGCCATCGACGAACGCCGTCTGCAGGCGCTCGATCTCCTCTTCGCTGAACTCGTTCTTGCGTGCCTTCTTCTTCGGCGCGGCGTTGCGGTTGGCCACCGCAGGATTCAGATCGACTTCGTTGCCGCCGCCCTGGTATCGCTGGATGCGGGCCTGCCGCTCAAGCTGTCGGTGCAGCAGATCGATTTCTTTGAAGTCGCCGCCGGTCTTCCCTTCCTTGTGGATCAGGATGGCCAAACGCGCTTCCAGTGCGCCACCGATGCGCTCCACGGCATCGGCGCGGTCCCATTCGTCTCGCGCCTTCCAGCTGTGGATCGTCTTTTCTTTCTCGCCGATCAGGCTGGCGATATCGCACACGCGCCACCCCATCCAGTACAGGAACTTGGCTTGGCGTCGTGGATCGACGTGGAGTTTTTCGGCTACGCTGGTCACGTGAACAGGTTGCCCGGCGTCACGCGCGCGCGACACGGAAAACCCACGTAGAACAGCGGCTTACACGCTCTGTGCGTTGCTGCAGCCTCGCCCTCATTCGACCATGGGTCATCGCATCGAGAACCGATGCGCACTGACACCAGCAGAGGGCGAAATGGCCGGCAAGACCGACAAAAAGAAGCTGCGTTCCAAGTTCTTCCGCGTCGCCGTCGAAGGCGCAACGACCGACGGCCGCGTAATCGAGCGTCAGCACATCATCGATATGGCCGCGTCCTACGATCCGCAGCTGTACGGCGCCCGCATCTGGGTGGAGCACCTGCGCAGCCTGATGCCCGACGGCCCGTTCAAGGCGTTCGGCGACGTCCTGGCCGTGAAGGCCGAAGAGGTCGAAGTGGGCGGCGTGAAGAAGCTGGCCCTGTTCGCCCAGATCGAACCGACCGACGCCCTAGTGGCGATGGTCAACAACGACAAGCAGAAGCTCTACACCAGCATCGAGATTGCGCCGAAGTTCGCCGACACCGGCAAGGCGTACCTGCAGGGCCTGGCGGTGACCGACACCCCGGCGAGCCTGGGCACGGAAATGCTGGCATTCGCCGCTCAGAACCCGGACAAGAATCCGCTCGCATCTCGCAAGCAGGCACCCGACAACCTGTTCACGGCGCTGGAGGAAACGGAAATAGCCTTCGATGAAGTCGAGCAGCCGGCGCCGCGCCCGAGCAAGATGGCCATCCTGCTCTCTGGCCTCGGGCTGCTGCCCAAGCCGGCACCGGAACCGAAGGAAGACGCCGCACCTGACGCAGGCAAGTTTGCCGAGCAGCTGCTGGCGACCTTCACCGCGCAGGAAGAACGCATCGAGCAGCTGGCCGAGGAGTACCGCAGCTTCGCCGCCAAGGTCCAGAACCTCACCGCACAGGTGGCCAGTGTGCGCAAGACGCTCGATGACACCCCGCAGACGTTCAGCCAGCGCCCGCCGATTTCCGGCAGCGGCGGCAACGTCGGCGACGCCACCGACTGCTGATCCCCACCGGCCCCCTACTCACGGAGCAACGCTATGCGTACCGAAACTCGCACACAGTTCAACCAGTTCACCCGCCGCGTGGCGGAACTCAACCACATCGAAAACTCATCGCTGGCGTTCTCTGTCGACCCGACCGTGCAGCAGACCATGGAGCAGCGGATTCAGGAGAGCAGCGCTTTCCTGTCCGCCATCAACATGCCCGGCGTGATCGACCTCAAGGGCGAGAAGATTGGCGTGGGTGTGAGCGGCACCATCGCCGGCCGCACCGATACCAGCGGCAGCGGCAAGCGCGAGCCGGCGGATGTGACGGCGCTCGACAAGACCGGCTACGAGTGCGTCCAGACCAACTACGACACCGCCATCCCTTACGCTCGCCTCGACGCATGGGCGCGTCAGAAGAACTTCCAGACGCTGCTGCGCGACGCGATCATCCAGCGCCAAGCACTGGACCGCATCATGGTCGGATTCAATGGTACCAGCGCTGCCGATACCACCAGCCGCGCCACCAATCCGCTGTTGCAGGACGTGAACAAGGGCTGGCTCCAGAAGTACCGTGAGCACGCCGCCAAGCGCGTGATGAACAAGGGCAAGGCTGGCGGCAATGTCCTGATCGGCGGCAACGATAAGAATGCGCGCGACTATGCCAACCTCGACGCCCTGGTCATGGACCTGGTGTCCAACCTGATCGACCCGTGGCATCAGCAAGATCCGGCGTTGGTCGTCGTGCTCGGCCGCAACCTGGTGCATGACAAGTATTTCCCGATCATCAATCAGGACAACAAGCCCACTGAGCAGCTGGCCGCGGATCTGGTGCTGGGCACCAAACGCATTGGTGGCCTGCAGCCGGTCGTTGTTCCCTTCATGCCGGCCGATGCCCTGCTGGTCACCTCGCTGGACAACCTGTCCCTCTATTGGCAGATCGACGGCCGCCGCCGCTACATCAAGGAAGAGCCGGAGAAGAACCGCGTGGCGAACTTCGAGTCGTCCAACGACTGCTACGTGGTCGAAGACTACGGCCGTGGTGCGGTGGTCGAGAACATCAAGGTCATTGAGCCGGATGAAGCTCCGAAGGTTGGGGGCTAAACCATGGCCGACAGTCCTGCGAAGCGGCACCTGCAGCGCGTGGAGGCCGAAGAAGCGGCCAAGCGCGCAGCGGGGGGCAACCTGATGGAGGGCACGCCGATCTATCAGCAGACCCTGCTGCAGATGGCCACCGACCGCGCTCGACTGAAGCAGATCCAGTCGAGTCAGGCCAAGGGCCAACTCAAGGCCGCTCTGCTGCCGACCTACGATGCGTATATCGAGGGTGTCCTCGCCGCCGATGCAGGTGGCCAGGATGACGTGGTGTCCACGCTGATGCTGTGGAACATCGACGCGGGCCTGTACGACGCGGCGCTGAACATAGCCGCCTACGTACTGGCCCACGGCCTGGCGATGCCCGACCGATTCGAGCGCACCGCCGGCTGCGTCGTTGCCGAGGAAATCGGCATCGCCGCGCTCAACGCGTTGAAGACGGGCGCCGCGTTCGACCTCGGCGTGCTGAACCGGGCCGTCGAAGTTACCGACGGTCACGACATGCCCGATCAGGTCCGCGCCCGGCTGCTGCTGGCCCGCGCTCGCGGCCTGCTGCCGCCGGATACCGACGGCGCGCCGCTGGATGCGGAGGCTGTCGACCAGGCCATTGACGATCTGCGCAAGGCCATCCAGCTGCACGACAGCTGCGGCGGCAAGGAAGACCTCAAGCGCGCCGAGCGCCTGATGAAGAAGTTCGAGGCCAGTCAGTCCAACGACTGACCTCACACCGAGCGTACCCCGCAACCCCGCCGGCTCGGGGCCGATCACCAAGACCTCTCTCCCTTGGTGTGACGCCCCGACCACCGGCGACCTACGAGGCCACCATGAGCGGTTTTGTCGCCAACGCATCACCTGTCGCCAAACAGCCCAACGTCACCGCCGGCGCGTTCTGGCCGGAAATCGACGTAGCCGTGCTGCGTGAAGCGATCCGCGTCCCCGGCGACATTCCGGCCCCCCGGATGCGCAGCACTGTGGTGTCGGCCGTCATGGACGTAACGCGGGAATTGGAAGCGTGGCAGGCAGGCAAGGAAGCCGCCGGCTACACCGCCCTGGCCGATGTGCCCGCGCAGGTGATCGACGGCAGCACGCGGCTGGTGCATCTGTTCCTGCGCGCGGTCGGCTGCGCCACCGCCGTCGAACTGCATGAGCGCTACCGCTCCTATGACGCCACCGCACAAGGCAACCAGCGTGCGGAGGAACTGACACCGACCATTGATGAGATCCGCCGCGATCTGCGTAACGCCATCTGCGACCTGCAGGGCTTGCCGCGCGTCACGGTGGAACTGATCTGATGCGCGTCGTCTCGATGCAGGGCGACACGCTTGACGCGCTCTGCCACCGGCACCTGGGCACCACCGCCGGCATGGTCGAGAAGGCGCACGCACTGAACTACGGCATCAGCCTGCATGGGCCGGTCCTGCCCATCGGCACTGTCGTGGAGCTACCCGACGTACCCGCACCGTCCACCGGCGCCGCGATGCGCCCCCTTGTTCAGCTATGGGATTGATGATGACCGAACCAACCTCTACCGGCAGCATGGCAGCACTGGCAACGGGGGTCGGCCTTGCGTCGATCCTGCCGGGGATCCAAACCGATGCGTTCCTGGGCGCGTTCGCCGGCGCCACCCTGTTCGTCGTGTCGGCCAAGAACCTGCCGATCTGGAAGCGCCTGGTGTATCTGGCCATCAGCGTCGTGGCCGGCTACCTCGGCGGTACCGAGGTGATGCAGCGCTTCGGCGTGGTGTCCACTGGCCTTGCCGCGTTCATCTGTGCGGCGGTCATCGTCACCCTGACCCTGAGTCTGATCGAGCGCAGCCGCACCGCTGATGTGACCCGCCTACCGCGTGGAGGCTCCGATGGCTGAGTTCCTGACCACTGCCACGCTGCTGTGCAGCCTGGCCATCTGCGTCCGCCTGCTGACCTACCGGCCAGCACCCGGCGCCAACCACCGCCCCGCCATCGCCTGGTGCGCATGGCTGCTGATCGCTTCCACCGGCGGCCTGGCGCTGCAGATCATGCTGCAGGGCGCGCGTGCCCACGTCACCGTCTGGCAGCTGCTGCTACTGCTGGTCCTGCTGGTGGCCACCTATCGTTCGCGCGGCAACGTCGCGCACCTCTTCGGGAGCAACTGACGTGCTGACCGCCCCACAACTGGCGCAGATCATGCAATGCCCGCTCGCCCGCGCTCAGCGCTGGGTGGCGCCATTCAATGCGGCCATGAAGCGTTTCGGGATCAATACGCCCGTGCGCGCCGCCTACTTCCTCGCGCAGGTCGGCCACGAGAGCCTCAGCCTGTCGCGTGCGGAGGAATCGCTCAGCTACAGCCGCGAGCGCCTGCTCGAAGTGTTCGGCAAGTACTTCGCAGGCCCCGAGGCTGCTGCGTTCGTCCACCAGCCGGCGAAGCTGGGCAACCGCGTCTATGCCAACCGCAACGGCAACGGTAACGAGGCCAGCGGCGACGGCTTCGTCTATCGCGGACGTGGCCCGATGATGCACACCGGCCGGGGCAACTACCGCCACATCGGCCAGCTGATCGGCCAGCCGCTGGAAGAGATGCCCGCCCTGCTGATCGAGCCGGAAATCGGCGCCATGGCAGCGGCCGCGTTCTGGCACGACAACCGCCTCAATGCCTACGCAGACCAGCGGGACGTGCTCAGCGTCAGCCGGGTGGTCAACCTGGGCAATGCCCGCAGCCGCGCCACGCCGAACGGGATGGCCGACCGCACCGCTCGCACCACGCGCGCCCTGGCAGCGCTGGGCGCACGCTGATGCTCTACCGCGCCCTCGCCCTGGCCACCTTGATCGCGGCCACCGCTGGCCTTTTCAGCTGCCAGCAGGCGCGGGTGAACCGTGCCACTACCGCGCTGGATCACGCCAACGTCGCCCTGGCCAGTGCCAACGCCGAGAAGAAGGATCTGGCCGCCAAGCTGGAACTGGCACAGGGCACCACCCGCGTCGTGACCGAGTACGTGGACCGCGTACAGGTGGTGCGCGAGCGCGGCGCCACCATCACCAAAGAGGTTCCCGTCTATGTCACTCCGACCGCTGATGCCGCTTGCGCTGTGCCTGTTGGCTTCGTGCAGCTCCACAACGCCGCTGCGGCAGGCATCCCCCCCGCCGGAACTGCCGGCGATCCTGATGCGCCCGCTGCCGGCGTTACGCTCTCTGCCGTCGCCGAAACCACCGCAGCCAACTACAGCCAGTACCACGGCGCCGCCGAGCAGGTGAGGGCGCTGCAGCAGCTGGTCACCCAGCTGCACACCGCCCTGGCCGAGTGCGCGCGGCGATGAAGAAGCCCCAACTGCTCCGCCAGCACCTGGTCGCGGCCATGCCGTCACTGGCCACCGACCCGGAACGCCTGCTGGTGTTCGTGGACGACGGCGGGCTGGTGGCCAGCTTCACGGCGGGCCTGTCCTTCCAGTACCGCTACACCCTCGAACTGATCCTGCGCGACTTCGCCGGCCCACCGGAATCCGTCATGGTGCCGCTGCTGCAGTGGCTGACGCGGCACCAGCCCGAGCTGCTGGCCAACCCCGACAACCGCGAGAAGCTCGCCTTTGAGGTGGATGTGCTGAGCGACACCGTTGTCGACCTGGCCATTCGGTTGCCGCTCACGGAGCGCGTGCGTGTCGCGCAGGACGATGCCGGCGTGTTCCAGCTGCAGTACCTGCCCGAGCCACCTGCAGAGTGGGAACACCGCCATTCGCTCGCTGGCGGCCCGCTGGTGGCCGATGGCCAGCTGCTGGCGACACTGCCGGCGGTCGGCGCGTGAGCGAGGATCTGCAGCGCCTTGAGGCATGGGTGGCACCGCTGCTGCAGCGGCTCAAGCCTGCCGAGCGCAGCCGCCTGGCTCGCAAGGTCGGTACTGCCGTGCGCCGCTCGCAGCAGAAGCGCATCGCCGGCCAGCAGAACCCCGACGGCACACCGTTTGCCAGGCGCCGCAACACACCCCCGCGCCGGGCCAAAGCTGGCCGCATCAAACGCGGCGCCATGTTCGGCAAGATCCGGCAGGCCAAGCACCTGCGGGTGCGCGGCAGCGCCAACGAGGCGGCTGTTGGCTTCGCGGGGCGCGTCTCGCGCATTGCTC